TTTGAGTGGTAATGTCACGCAAGGCTTGGCGGTATGTTGCCCATACTGTTTTGTCAACAGGTGCATCAGCTACTTGTGTCCAATCACACCCAGCTAACTTAGAGTCACGAGTAGCACGAACATTCTTAGCCTGTTCAGCATCCTTAGAAGCCTTGTAATTAGCTTCATTCTCAGCCGCAGTAGTGACGTTGCCATCAGCGTCTTCTGTTTGAAAGAACGATGGGCCTAGATTCCACTTGGTGTACCACTTACCATCAATCTGTTCTACACCGCCATAGACTGAAGTTTGGTAAACAGTACCGCCAGTAGCTTGTGGGCCTTCAAAGACTACATCAGCACCCAAAGCCGTTAAGACTTCAGTTGTTGTTGCCTCCCATGATGGGCCACCATTGGCTTTTGTGTATGCACGAAATTCTGCTTCGTACATTACTGCGCCTGTTGATTGGATTCTGATTTGCATTTTAATTACCTCAAGCAATTGCTAAAAAGATGTATGTGCCAGCGTTTATATTGATTGCCGCCAAGATGGTTGAGTCTAGCGCAAAGCCTGTTGAAACTGTTGTGACAGAACCAAGAGTTGCAGATTCAGCGGCTGTGCTGTTTAAAAGCAAATACGGGTCTGTTAATACTGTCATGCCACGGGCTGTGTCGTAAACATACCACCCACCTGAAACGTCAGTACGTTTAATAAGAACAAATCTAGCCCCACCTGTAAAACCGCAATCAATGGTTTGGGTTGTTCCATTTCCTGTAAATGATCCTACTTTGGAAACACCAGCGCACGTTGCAAAGAGGTAAAAAACATACGTTCTAGCTGATCCGTTTGTTTCGTTCGCTGTTCCTACAGAAAACACTGAGGATGTCGGAGCAGTGCTATTCCAGAAATTGCTACCTGTAGCTACAGTATTTGTGTTATTTAACAGCAGATGTTTTGTCGGCCCCAGACTTGATACATAAACAGGCCAATCAGAAAGGTTTGATCTACTTTTTCCAATCATCAATTCAGGTACAACACCCAAATTATGCGTTTGAGTAGTGTTAGCTCCTGTGCCTGTATAGCAAACCACATCAAATACGGATGGCGCACGTTTAAAGAAATAATTTATGTAGTCCGTGGTGTTTGAGTTAAAACCACTGTTTGTTAACGTAATTCCATTTTGGTCAAACGATGTAAAAAATGGAGTGAAGTCGTTGTTTCCAGCAGTTCCAGTTGTGTTCATATAAACCGCAGAACCTTGCAACCTATCGTAAATAGTGTTGGGACTCCATGCAAGTTTTTGTCTGTCCATACGAATACCTGCATCAACAGTAAGTCCAGCAGAAATGCTTTTTGCAGCCGATGTTCCAGTATCTGTTACAGGCGCAAACACACTAGTTCCCACAGTAGGCACTGCCATTGGGCCTCTACGTATGGCTATGTAGATGTAGGTTTGACTTGACGCTAAATCTTGTACTGACTCAAAACCTGTCGCAGTTGGGAAAAAAGAATAAGTAGCATCTCCAAAACCGGCTATCTCAGCATTTGAGGTATTTGGCTGTAAAGCTGCTGTAACTGTTCTAGAAAAATTACGCATATTATCAATTACAAACCAATTTCCAGTATTAGAAGATGATTTTATCATCACCCACTGCGGCTCATACCCAAGGTTTACGGTTGCACTAGCAGAGCCATCAGTCGTAAAACTCCCACACGAAATCACATTGTCTGTACCAGTTAGGCCAAATCCCCCTGCGTCATGGGCAAAAATATACGCAACGTATGTACCACCAGAATCGTTAACAGTTGCATCAGTTCCTAAACTAAATACTGTGGATGTAGGTGTTGTGCTATTCCATCTTGTTGTACCAGTTGCTTTAGCTGCGTTAGTATTTAAAACAAGATATTCTGTGTTTGCTAATGAACGATGGTAAACCTGCCACGCTCCTGTTGTATCTGTGCGCTTTACCCAAATGCTACTAGGTACTGAACCTAGTGAATGGGCAATTGTTGTGTTAGAACCTGTCCCAGTATAGGTTAAAACATCAAAGAACTTTGGTTGCTTGCGGAATGTCCATGAGACGTAATTACGACCTGTACCATCTATATTAAACCAATTTGCTGTTCCTACTGTAAATCCATTTGTGTTGAAACTTGCCAAATCGTTACCAGCGTCAGAAACTGGAGTTTGCACATCAGTAGTTTGCGATGCTAAAGAAGTTCGCCCACGAACAGTATCAACTAAATAATGACTATATGGGTTTCCCCGATCTTTAAACCATATCATTCCACCTTTTGTGGACAAGTCAATACCATTAACAATGTTTTGTGTAGCGTCATTACCCGTATAAAGATAAGTTGAGAACACCTCCTCAATAAAGTTAGGCACAACAGGAACACCACCACCAAAGGCATCGTAACTAGCCGCACCAGAAGTTGCTTGTAATGGCATGGTTTAAGCCTTAAATTGTGTGTTGCTTGCCAAGACTGTGAAAGTAGCACTACCTGTCTTGATAATCAAATAACGATAAGAATCAATGCCACTAGCGTTACCCGCAGTAGGTGCACCACCTAACCAACGTGTCGTAACACCAGATGTAGTGCCATCAACTTGAACAGCAGAGTTGTAGTAAGCCGTAGAGCCTTGAGTAACTAAGAAAGCCACAGTCATTGATTGACCTGTACTCATCAAAGTATTCAATGACGTACCGCTAGAGGCTCTGAAGTTAACTGTCCAGTTAGCACTTGCGTTACTTGTGTAATACAAGACAGACTGAGTTGTAATGTCGTAGTTAATCGTTCCAGTAGCCGCAGTTGCAGATACTGTAGCTACCTCTGCCGCATCGTTTAAAACAATGGCTGTAGCTGATGAAGTGCCTGAAAATGTCTGAGTACCAGTAAACGTGTTAGCAACATTGGTAACAGGAATATTAGCCCCTGCCAGAGTAGTAGCACCAGTGCCGCCAGAGGCAATTGCCAAGGTAGCAGACAAACCAGCAGCCGTGCCAGTTGTGTTTTGGTTCAGTGTAGGGACATCACCAGCTTGAATTGCGGCCAAAACAGAATTTGTGCCGTTAGAGCTCAAATACTGGCCAGAAGTTTGTGTCCCTGTCAAAGCCGTAATAGCCGCTGCCGCAGTTGTCTGGCCTGTACCGCCAGAAGCAATACCGATTGCAGTAGATGCTGACAAAGTGGTAAATGCGCCAGCAGCTGGTGTTATACCGCCAATGGCCATGTTGTTGATTGTTCCCGCACTTGTGGGTTTAATTTCAACACTGCCTGAACCTGTTGGGTTAATGTGAACGTGGCCCGTGCCAGTAGGACTAATGTCAATCTGTGCGTTTGTGCCATTTAAATTTGTAGAAACATCAACAGAAACATTATTGCCACCACCGCCACCCCATTGAATTTGGCTTGTTCCACTTGCATTACGCAATGCACCACCAGCAGAATTTACAGCATCAAAAAATGGTGAAACTACTTTTGTAGTGCCTGTAACAGTTGTGCCTGTAATAGCTGCAGCAGTTGTGCCACCAATTGCAGGAGGTGCTGACAAATCAAGCGTACCGCCAAGCGTCAAATTGCCAGATGTTGTAACTGTGCCTGACAAACTCAATCCATTAATTGTGCCAGTACCGCCAACAGAAGTAACTGTTCCTGATCCAGCTCCTGCTGCGCCCGTGGGACCCGTAGGGCCTGGCGTTGTAGAAACCGCACCTGTCGGACCTGTGGGTCCCGCTACAGTAGAAGCCGCACCCGTAGGTCCCGTGGCTCCAACTGAACCAGTAGGTCCCGTGGGCCCAGCAACTGTTGAAGCGGCTCCCGTAGATCCTGTGGGACCCGTAGGTCCCGTGGGTCCCACCACAGTAGAATCAGCACCCGTAGGGCCTGTGGGGCCTGTGGGGCCAACACTACCCGTAGGTCCTGCAACACTTGATGCAGCTCCCGTTGGGCCCGTGGGGCCTGTTATGCTTGCGCCTGTGGGGCCAACTGCACCCGTGGGACCTGCTACTGTACTTGCGGCTCCCGTGGCTCCTGTGGGACCTGTAGGTCCTGCGCTACCTGAGGGGCCTGTTGGTCCAAGTCTTACCCAAGATGCAGGTACAGTCCAAGTTAATGTTGATGAAGAACGTGAATTAACAAGAGAAATTGAAGCCCAAACTGTATTTGTTGGGTTTGCAGGTGGTGTAGATGACCATCCTGTAGGTGCTGTTCCTACATTTGTAGCAAAGTTCCAAGAACCGCCTGTTGGTGTAGCTGGCGCAGTAGCTGATTCTTGAAAAATAAACCACTCAAAATACGTTCCACCAAAATTAACAGTGTTGCCGTATAAACCAACTGATTCCGAACTTCCGTAAATGCTTGTAGCCATAATTTTTCCTTACTTGAACGAGTAGCGGTAGTTGCGAGGTTGGAATTCGGATGTCAAATGTTGATCACCACCAAGCCACTTGCCTTTAAAGTTTTGATCTTCAATCAAACCATACGCATCTTCGTATCTAGCATTCCATTTTTGAGCTTCTTCGTTGTTTTTGTTTTTATCGTAGTAAGCCCACAATGTCCCGTACATATAACCTTCAGGAAATGAAGCCAAAGCAGCATTGTTTTGCACAATAGGCTCTAAAGTGTCACCTGTCGGTCCAAACAAAAATGGAAATGTTTTTTGATAGTAAGCTTTGATGCTAACGTTTTCACCAGGGTTTGGCGTAAACACATATTTTTGACCCACTTCAGAAAATGAAGCCCGTATCACCCTTGGTACACCAAATGGACGTACATACAATTGGTCAATCATGCGTCTGCGAATGATTTCTCGGTCACCAACTCGGTCATAAATGATCCAAGGACCCATAGAGGCGGCAATAGTGCCTGGCTCAACTTCACTATTTGGTGTTTCTTGGAAAAACAAAATAGGTTTGTTCATATCCGCAGGAATATCAGCCATTCCTTGAGAATCAGTTAACAAAATTGCGGGTGTATCGCCATAAGGGTTTGAGCGCAATGCAGGAATCTCAATAGTTCTCATTTTCAGTTCACATAACTGAATGCAAGACATAATTTCTGATGTGGATTGCGTAGGCAGCTTAAGAATAGCTACTGGATATGTACTATTTGCCCAAATGTCTTCAGTATCGCTTACTGTGACAGAAGTTCCAGAAACAGCTAAAACAGTTGTATAAGACTTTAAAACGCTTGTGCCAATAAAATCACCAACCAAAATAATTCCATCTGCCGATGCAGATGTTGTAATTACATTAGTAGAAGAATTAAATGATGAGGCATTTAAACCTGTTGTAGTTGGAATAGCTCCTACCCATTGTGCTACTCGGCTAACAAGAGCGTTGCCAGATTGGATAAAAAGAGCCATAAGAAGTCCTTACTTTGTCGGAACAATAGGATTATAAGGTAGTGGAATTTTTCCGCTAGGGTGGCACACAAAATCACTGTAAAACTGGTTAACAATGGCATAAAAAAGAATCTTGTCTTTTTTATCCGCTTTAATCAGTTCCCAAGGTCGATTGTTAAACCACTTTGAGCTTATTTCATGAGCAAAGCACTTTGGCAAATTCATAGCTTCAAAAGTACCAGCAAACATCGGATTATCCGTTGTGCCAATCATCTTATAAAACTCTCTACGTTCTTTGCAATATAGCCTGATGTTTTCTACGTTCTTTTGTTCATATTGAACATAACGCTCACCATCAATGGCCCCAACTTTGTAGTTCATGTTGGGTGTGTTAAATGTCTGCGACCAAGTTCCCGATTTAACCTCGTTGAACATCTTGTCGTTTTTAATTAACGCACCTTCCATGCCAGCTTCGAGAATACCCTTTGTGTAGTAATCCTCGTTTACTTTGGCTTCTTCATTATTGAGATTCAATTCCATGCTTTACTCCTTACCAAAAGAGCCTCTAAAGAAGCTCTTTCAGTAAAGACAATTAGTCTTTAGTGTTCATCTCAACCATGTAACCTTCAAGCACGATGTGATCTGTAGCAGTAGCAGTATCACCAGTGATGGTGATTGCTTTGTTAGTAGATGTATCGATTGAAGTGTAAACAGCAGCAGATGCGGCAGCACCACCAATTAATTGGCTAACTTGAGCAGTCAAAATACCACGATTGCGGAAAGCATTCATAGAGCTACCACCAGTGGAAGTAGTGTATGAAGATGCAGTACCAACAGCAGTGCCACCCAAATAAACAGTACCAGTTTTAGCACCAGCAGAGTTATTGCAAGCCCAGTTGGCCACAACACGGACTGAACCATTGTTGCCCAAAGAACCAGCGGGAAGAGTGATGTTGATCAGTGTAGTTTCAGTGGTAGAACCAGTGAAAGAACTGTTAGAACCTGTAACCGCAGTCAAAGTGCCTGTAGGAACAGCAGGTTGGAATGCAACAGAGCCAACACCATTTGCAACACCATATTTGCCAGCGTAAACAACGCCAACAGTAGTGCTAGAAAACACAACATAGTACAAACCGCCAGTTGAGTCACCGCTCACTGCAGAAGCAGGGAAGTAAACAAAAGCGTTTGCGTATGTAGTTGGGAGTGCAGTACCCAAAGTCACTGTGCCGTTAGTGGCAATAGTGCCAGTGTTAGCAACAATAACGGGGATACCGCTTGAACCCAAAGTGCGGGGGAAGTATTGAACTTGTGCTTGCTCTGCAATAACACCAGTAACGTCACCAGTTGTTACATCAGTTGTAAAAGCGGTGTTGTATGGTTTGTAAGTAATCGTTGCCATAATTTTTCCTTGATAAAAAGATTAAGAAAAGGGAGTTATTAGCTCCCTTTTGTTTATGCCAAGTAACGCTTAACTTGAGCAGTAGGACGTGGAGTTGTTACGACAGCACCAGTAGTCATAGCGGCCAAAACAGCTACACCTGCGGGGTTACGAACAATCAATGTACCTTCCATGATGTACTGGTCCAAAGAAGCGTCAGCATTTGAGAACACTTCGTTGTTAGGACCAAGTTCACGCAAAGAACCCCACTGAACAACATCAGGATTCATAAACAGAATTGATGTGTTGTCGGAACCTGTTTGATCCATAACCCATGAGTCATCGATTTGATAGGTGTAGTTGAAGTCACCTTCGTATGTACCAATCGTGTCACCCTTGTCAGCAGGGTTAAAGCGGTTGATAGAACGGCTCTGAGGAATGTTGTCAGAAATGGTGGTACGCAATGATGTTGGGACTACCATGTTGGTAATCTTGGCATTAAAACGTTGTTCAGCAACAGTCACCAACTGCTTGTACAACACAGGGCTGAAAGCTTGCAGTGTTACACCAGTTGAGTATGTGAAATAACCCAAACCTGCGTTAGACAAAACACCATTGAAAGGTGTGTTTGTATTAACAGCAGAAGTTGTGTCATCGCCATCAGAAACGGCCAAGTTCAACACTGAAGTTCCGTCTGTGTCATTGCCAGAACGTGTACCAGCAAAAGCAAACAAAGAACCAAATCTGCGACCTGTATTAGGAGCAGTTCCTTGAGTAGCGGCTTGACCAGAGTACTTGATAGAAGCACCATCTGCACGGAGCATCTGCAACTCAACGTCAAACATAATCTCAGTCAATTGCTTAACTTCTTGATAGGCTTGTGGGTCACCACCAGCTTGTTCAACAGCACGAGCAGTACCAGTTGCGCCAATAGTTGTTGTAAAAATCTGAGTGTAGTTACCCAAATTTGAACGTGTGTTGTTGTCAGCAGCAGAAGCCGTAACAGCAGCACCTTCCAACTTAGCATTCAGTGCTGGTACACGGAAAAAGTCGTTAGGCCAAATGTGCAAAGTTGAATTGATTTTGCGTTTTTTGCTCATAGCCATGTTGCAGACGGGTGTGCGGTCTTTAACATAGTTTGAAACAGTCATGTCAAGGTCTTTGACAACGATATCGGTGGCGTATGCGCCATTACCATTACCTAGCGAGGTAGAGGTGATTGTAGACATAAAATTCTCCTGAATTAACGCTTGCGTTTATTTTGCGCAAGCATAGTTGCTAAAAGGTCACGAGCCGCATTCTTATCACCGCTTTGCGCTTTCTTTTGAAGTTCAACTGTCTTGTCTTCAGGTGCTGTTTTGCCACGAGCCATTGGTTTACTGGCTGCTGCCAATGAACCTCCAGCGTTCTTGACTTTAGGACCTTCTCGAAACTTCATTCCGTCCCGAATCAATCCTAAAAGATATTCATCACTGGATACCAAATCAATGTTTTGGACACCAGGAACAAATGAACCGCTTGCACCATTCCAATCTTTAGACAATCTGTCTCGTAATTCAGTAAAGACCGCTTTGTTTGCCAGTTCTTTGTCTTTGAAGCCTTGTCGAGCTTGTTCAAGTTGACCTTTTACAAACTCACTTCGATAATTAAAAAACTGTTCAACCTTTGGTCTGTTCGCTTTAATGAACTCTGACTTCTCTTGAATTAATTCGTTGTTCTGACGCATTGCTGCTTCAGCTTCACTTCTACGAATGTCATCCGTTGCGTTGTCATAGATTTGCCTCCATTGTTGGTTAAAACCTTGAATCTTCACTAATTCATCAGCCGCTTGTTGCAACTGAGGAACTACAGTTAATTCCAACCCTATCTGCAAACCATCTAATTCACTTCTGCGCTTACTTTCATACTCTTCAAAGTCTGCTTTTTCGGCTTTAAGCTTACGAGCATTCTCATGGATAGCACTTCCTTGACCAAGAATAGCAGCCGCCTTAGATACAGGAATCTCAATAAAACCGCCTTCGGCTTCCTTATTGGGAATTCTCCACATCATGTCAGGATTCTGCTCTGCAAATTCCAAGAAGTTAACTGGTTCGGTTACACCATCGGTGGCCTCATCCACTTCTTCAGAATCTACAGTTTCCGTAGTCCCATCAATACCATCTTCAGGTTCGATTCCCTCCTCAGGAGTCGCCTCAGGGGATTTGGCTTGCGCCTCTTCTTGTCCTGCTGGTGGTGTAACTGCTTCGGGTTGGGGATTGTTACGCCTGTTGGCGGCAATCATCCCTGCAATAGCATCTACAGGATTCACACCAGTTTGCTCAGTGGCGGTCGCATTTGCGATTACGTCTGACATATATTACCTTATTTCGTTAAAGTTTCAACATTTTTGTTGGCTACCTTACCGAGATATTCAGTTCTTTCTACGAACTCAATGAAATCTCGGACTCCAGCAACACGCTGTGCATTATCAATTCGTTCCACATCGTCCTTGCTTTCTTCTAACATTTCTAGCAAGTAAAACCTATAAAGGTTAAATAACAATGCAAAATCATCATTGCGTAAGAGCTTTCTTGCGCTCTCTCCATTTTCTATAACTAGAGTCTTTCGAGTTACATTGGCCTCCTTATGACTGTCTACTACTTTTGTCCTGCGATTAAAATAATCACGGATATTCGATACCAAGCTTTTCATTGCAATCCTTAATCTATTTGTACAGAACTTAAATTTCCTCTTTTAGCTGCCAGAGCTTCAAACATATCATCTGTATCAATATCTTGAGCTTTTCTTATATTCAAAGCAGTAACTGATCCACTTTCTTCAACCTTGGCATTATTCAAAGCCACTTTAGATTGAGTTTCTTGTTGTTCAGCAGAAGGACCTTTTGCCGCTTGTGCTTGCAATATTTTAATGGCTTCGTCAAATGTGGGCAAATAAGCGTCTACATCCTTAACCCCCAAAACCCGCAAAGTATCTTCAAAAGGTCTACGAACCTTAATAAACATTTCAGGCACTTCGGGTGGAATTTGCATCATAGCTTGGGCAAACTGCTGTTGCGCTTGAAGAATCATTTGTTGGCGAGTCAGGCGGTTTTCCTCTGAAAGGAAGCCCAAAGCCAAGTCAATGTTAATCATCTTGCGGTCAATAAACTCAAAGTTTTCAATTGACAGGGCATCCATAAATGGCGCACCCTTAAGGCAAGTGCCAGCTAATTGCTGAATGTTGTAATCGTCAGAATACTGAATAAGGGTCTTCCATGTGATGTAGATCACATCTCGCAGACCGATTGCGCAGTTTTTGACCATCTCATCTTGGATCAACTGGTTGGGACCCATAGCCAATTGAAGCTTAAATCCTGAGTTTCCGTCTTTCATAACTTCAGGGTTTAATGTATCGCTAGGGCTAGTCATACCAATCATTGCCATTTTGTCCGACTCAAATCGGCTCATGGCTGATTCCACATATGCCAAGTTACCCTGCATAGGTTGGAACTCAAAGATGTGCTTGGTAGGATCAAATTTACGATCCAAAATGAACATGGCACTTACGCCACGCTGAATCTCTTCGGCATCCAAGAACTCAGGATTAACACCAATTCTAGGAGTAGAAGACTGCATGGCAAAGGACATTTCAGCCCTGCGAATTGCCGTTGCATATTCTTGTAATGGGACTAAACGCTCACCTAAAGAATAACCAAAGAAGTTACCTGTAATAGGTTTTGGACACATATTGGCCAAAGGAATAAAGTCCACTTCCTTGGCGTACAAAATGTATGAGCCTGAGAAGCAGCACTCTACAATTTCTTCTTCTCCGTCATTGTCAATGTCTCTGCGAATCCACGCAGTGGTCAACATAATGACTCGACTGTAGCGGTCTGCGCCTTGGGAGGCAATAACGCCTTGGCCTGGCACTGGCGTGGAGTCACGGGCGTGAAGGGCTAAATCGTTTTCCAATGCACCCGCCTGATACGCACCCGCAGGGCCATAGGCCGCATGATCAGCCAATAACTCTAAGTCTACAAATGGGAATTGTGATTTACATTCATGAATAGTCATTGGGTCATAAAAGCCCACAAAGTCCTGATCCTGAATAGTATTGATGGTTGGGTTACAAACAAAGTAATGTTGGGCAACGTGCTTAACTCGAATGCTTGTCTCGTAGCCAGTTAGTTTGTACTTGGCACGATAAATAGTGTTATTGCGTAAAGCTTCTTGAAGCTCATCACCCGTAGGTTCTTGCATAGCCTCATCAGGAGCCATAGCTTCTTGCATAGCACCTGCAAGGTCTACGTCAACTTTGCGCATATTTTGACGTTTTGCAGTTAACCCTTTGTCACCCGCCAGTGTTTCAAAAACTCGCAATTGATCACGGGTTCCTTCAACTTCTTTGTATTGCGTAATAGGACTACGCACGGGCGAAACCATCACAATGCCATTTTTGTGCAGCAATGAATCTTGTGCCCAATCCCGAATGACTTGATAAGAATCATTCTTACTGTTGAGCATATATTTAACCATTTCAGTGGCTTGACGGGATTGATCGCTATCAGTCTCACTAAATCGTTCAAACTCAAAGTTAATCTTGCCGTTGGGCATCAAGCATTTAGTAATGACAGCAGTAGCGTAGTCAATGCCAGGCGCAACAATAGGCTGAATGTAATCAATACCACGGATAGGTTCCGTAGAATTAGATACTGGAATATTAAGATAGTGGTAATCTGTAAAACGATTGTATGTATTCTTGGACTGTGTAAGCCTCAAGTAATCAACCATTTTTACATATACTTCATGGCAGACTTGTTCGGTAAGGCCACGATTGCCAGATGAACTTGCAAGGTTTTCTACGATTACATTCTGTTTATCTAGCATTTTTATATCCTTTGGACTTTGCCTTCAGGCACTTCAATTCGCCTAAAAGTAAAGTTATTTGCCCTACTTACTACAGATTCACCATGACCTTGTATTAACGCTAATATGCCAATACGGGCAGAGTCAATATGATCATCTGGATCAGAAAACTTACCCGCATCATCAATAGCGTAATTTCTAGCCTCATCAAGAAATGCTTTGCATGATTCGTTAATCATCAAAGTCTTACGTTCCATACCCATGCGCATTATATTGATTCCATAGGCTTTATGGTTGGTTACTTTGCCTTGATCGTTAGGTGGGTTTAATATAGCACCTGAAATGCAGTTTAGTCCATAGGAATCTTCAAAAACTTCCCGCACAGACTGCTCTGTCAAAGTGTATCGCCCTGCCAACCCCGCATCGTGCGGTAGTGCAATAGGAACATCCCTTGATTCCCTGTCTAGCAAATAATGAACATACTCATCGGGTGTTTCCCCGCTTGGGATGGTAATTTGCTTATGGAGATAAATAATTTCTTCCACAGGATTACGGAAAAAGAAAGATATGACAGTAGGGTCATTCTTAATGCCCAAGTCAAAGCTAATCAGCCTTTCAAGCTTTTCATTAACTCTAAGGTCAACGTCTTCAGACTTGTAAGTTGGCCATTCAAGCATAGGAAATACTACGCCTTTGCCAACCAGTGGAATGCCATTAATACGGCAATCCCGTTCCCAAGGCATAAAGTCTCGTGCTAATTGTTCTCGTTCTTTTTTGGGGAAGAATGCTTCGCCCCATTCATTGGTGTAAGGGATATCGTCCCAAGTAACCCTGATGTGAGAATAGCCGTCAATGTTGTCCCAGAACTTTCTGACAAGTCCCGAAAGACCTTTGAGTGGAGTGAAAGAACAGATAACCTGCCCGTTTCTGGACGCTGTACGAACAACAAGTTCTGAGAAAGTCTCATCTGGTGGCTGCTCGTCAAGAACCACGAGGTCCAACTCAAAACCCTGCAAATGCCTGACTTGTTGGGTGTAGTTGGAAAAGTAGAGCTTAGACTTTCCTCCAGACTCATGCCAAATCTCGATGGCCAAGACGTTAGCTCCATCTGTTCGGATTGACTTGTCATCAATGCACTCCCTTGGAATAGATCCAGTGCCCAACTTGTAACTTTGCTTAATATCGTCACAACCTAATAATTTAGACTGTAAAGTTTTAGCAACCTGTTCCCAGATTCACCTGAACACATGGCAATAATGGGCTTGTCCCACTTTACGCCTTTCCAATCTTTTGGATATCGACCCGTCAAATGGTAGGCAGTCTCGTAGGTAGAAGCAATTGTTTTACCTGCACGATTAGCAGCAATCATACCTCGCCTAGAGAACTTAGCTCCCATGTCGAAAAATTTTTGTTGGTACTTAAATGGACGAAACCATTTGAGACTATTGAATTGCATATCTTCTGCAATCTTGTCTCTAGCAACCTTCATTGCTCTTAATTGTTCGGCAGTAAGATTTTTAACAATATCTTTACCGCCAGCCAGTTTGACTAAATGCTTTATTGCTCTATCTTTGTAGAGCGGAAGAATATAGTCACTGGCTTCACTTTTTGCCATAGTTATCTCGTATGTTTAACAAGACTTGTGCAGCATAGGAAAGCCAATAAACCTCATCTGGCTGAAGCTTCTGTGGTCCTTGTAGGTCTTTTTGCAACCACTCCAAGGCTTTACGGGCACAGACTTCAGCTTGAGATGAAAGTTTACTTTGAAAGATTTTAGATGGGTCTTCCATTACGCCCACGGATCAGCAATATTCTTTGCAGAAATGCTAACAATGTCTCTGTCAATTAACGACCAAACTCCACCGCCTTTTTCGCCTACCAAGAATGTGTATAAGCCACGGCCTTTTTCAGTCAAAGTACCATCAGCTCTACGCATCACAAGTTCAGCGGTGCGGGGATCAAGCCAAGTATATTTTTCAGGAGTTGTTTGGCCATACTTATTAACTTTAGTGCCAACAGGAATTTGTTCCAGTGGCCCCATGATTTGATAAGTAAGAACTCCGTTATTGTATTTCTTGAAATTGATGTGAACCTTTTTATCCGATTGCGGATCAAGTGGGTGTGGCATATTAGTAGCACCAAAGAAATGCACCAATGAATCTTCATCGGGCAAATCAATGTCACGTTTAGGAAGCTTCCTTATGGGGTCAGCAG